CATAATATTAATACTTTTGGAGAGTTTTATTAATATGCTTAGAAGACAGGACCAAACACTCAAGAGAAAGGACGAACCCAGCTACCGACGTATGATGTTATCTCTTAGAAAACTAGCTAGAGTGACTTGGGGTGTGAAAAATTTACATGGGAAAGGACCAAATGTCATTATGAGAATCATTTTTAATAAGATGCAGAGCGCTATGACTACTACATGGCTAATTGATTCTTTGTACTATCTATTTACCATGAGTCTTAAAACGACGAATTATTATTTTACCAAATTTATTGCCATTATACTGAATAATATCAGTGCCTACAGATCAGTTTATTACTCGAAAGCACTTAATATTTTATGCAGTAAAAAAATAGATTTTGACGCTAAAAATAATATGGTCATTAAGACTCTACCTTATCTATCTGGAAAAATAGAAAAAATAGATAGGACATTAATGGTTCAGAGAGGCCCTATATTCATAGGGAATATTGCACAAAATATTCCATATTTTTATGCTCCAACTACAAACAATTTGATGGCTGCAATAGTGGCTAGGAACTTACCGAAGAAATTCGAGGTTTCTGAAACTATGAAGACTTCATTTCAAGAATTTGTAGCAGAGGTAGTACAACCAGGTTTAACTATGATCCTCATGAGTCAACTTGAAGACGGTAACCTGGTATACGACATGAATAGTTACTTACACGGTTTACCAAATGAGAAAAAAACATTATACCAAAGGGAGTTGCTAAAGTTAAAAAGAGTGGATGGAGAAAAAATGTTTTTCAAAGCAATGCCTAAAATTCAAAAAGAATTAAACGAATTCAAAGACGACGAATATACTGACCCAAGGACCATTACTTTTATGCGACCAATCTTCAGAGCACTATTAGGCCCATTAATTAAAACCATCGAGAACGCATGGTACAAACACCTGAATGGGTATTTTGATATTGGTAATTACACAGAATTATCAAAATTGGTCGAATTGATTGATCGTGATGTTGATGGTACTTTTTTGAGCTCCGATTTTCGTAAGTTTGATAGATCAAGAGCAAGTTGGATGTGGGAAAGTTTAGAATTCGTCTATCATATTGTAATAGATAACATCGTCTATAAAAGAGATGAGAGGCAAAATGATGATAAATTCGATTATAGCGATATATTTAGGCAATGGGTTAAAAATAACAGGACACTAGTTATTAAAATGATGAAATTAAATCTTACTGTTATATTAGATGGACAAATGGCATCAGGGAATAGTAATACAAACGAAGCAAACACATTAGTTAGCTGTTTGTTGAAAATGTTCTTGTACTGGTATAAAGACATAAAATTTAGTTTTTATAAAGAGGAATCTTGTTTTTATTTGCCTGATAAATATGAAGTCATGTTCATTAATAAAGGAGACGATAACATGGAAAAAATACTCGACGCCAAAGTTACAACAGCAGTTTGCGGCTACACGGAAATCTTTGGTGAAAATGGTTTGGGCTATCAGATTAAACATCTCAACATCGGTGATGTGGAGTCAATAGACTTCTTATCACTGAGATTCATAAAAAGAGATGACGGCACTATTTTTGTAATTAAGCCTTTTAGAAAATTTATGCAAATGGCAGGATGGACTACTACCATTAACGATCCCAGATTAATAAACAAAATACTTAAATGTATGTACGGCGAAGGTGTGAGTTTGAAAACCGCCTTCAACGGATTACCCATTTATGATGCGATAGCTGATTTATACATAAAATTTGGGATGAAAAGTGATATAAAAGTCGAGGAATATGATAAAGATGCATTTTATAAAATTTTGCCAAGCCAAAAAACAAGTGCATCTGACCGCAAATACATATTGGAGTATTTATACTTCAACCATGGTATATCTGAAACTTTAATTGATGATTTCGAGCAGAGAATAAAAGATATAAAAGATCCATTTGAATTGGTTAAGCACAATTTCATTGATCATTTATATTTTGATCTAGATCCGAGATATACTAAATTTGATGTTTTGAAAGCCAAGGAAACAGAGGCAATGACAATCTATGAACCACAATTTCTATCAATAGAAGATAATGTGATGAGTAACCCCGAAGTTCATGTCAAACTAGATATGACTTATAGTGATTATTACTCCATGCGACCAATATTGTGGGAAAATGATTATCAATTTTGCGATTTATAAGTAG